GTTAGCATTACTCATTATATTTTCTGATTAACTATGCACGAAAAATTATCATTGTTTCCGGGACTAGATGAGAAGGGTCGCAGATTAGGTGAGATTCGTGTCCCTACACATACCATGGAAGCATTGGATAATTACTTCCTCAGGGGTTATGAACCGGGCGATTTCCTTACAGGTATACTTACTAACAATTTGTATCGTGCGGTGGCTAGTGCAGATTTGGCTAATCGTCATGCTATCTGGGAAATAGTTAAATGGTTGACTACTAACCCGATAGTACCGGAACATAGCTGGGGAACTCAGCATTGGGTTAATTGGTGGTTAAATGATACTGAACAAGTTAGAACCAAGTTTGTAGAGAAGATTGAAAAAGAATATATTTGGAAAACACTGAAAGGTTAATATGAGTGGCTGGAATACAATTCGTCAAATTCGTATCTTAGAAGAACGAGCAGATAAACTTGGGCTAAAGTTTGCCGCATACAAACATGATGATAGCTTTGGTGCCAATGTAGCATTAGTTCCCAAAGATAGTGATGTATTGCCCATCTATAGCCGTGATGCAGTAATGTTTGCTGGCACGTTAGAGGGTGCCGATTGTTGGATGCGTGGTGTATTGTGGGCACGAGAATACGACCGTATGGCTGTTGATCGGAACCTTGACAAAAAGCGTGAACGCAAAGAACAAGATGAACGCAATAAGCAAATGGTTAAAATCTTAAAAGAAGAAAAACTAAGTTTAGTGCAGACATAAATAATGTTATGCTCAAAAATGTAGTTATCGCAGGGTTATCATTACTTTCACTATTAATGTGGATGAAAGTTGATCCAGAATGTATCAACAATTATGATGATCCAAATGCGGTAGTTATAGAATATCAATGCTCTGACCTATCTGATTACGAAAACGTACCTCCCGAAGTAGTAGAAGAATGCAGAGATAGGGCAAATCAATCTACAAATCACAAAAATAACACTTGACATCCTTCCTAATAAATAGTATTATAGTAGTATAGATAGGAGTATTGTATAAATGTCATCTAGTTGGATAATTAAATTAAACGAGAGTGATAGTCGCCTTCATAAGGAAGACGTCCTTCGCCAAGCCCTAGCAGCAAGTGTCCTAGGCAGTATAAATGCAATCAATTTTTTAAAAGGTGTAAAGGCTTGTTATAATCCTTACATTACATTTGGTGTTCGTCAAATTCCAGAATCAGATGGTCTAGAAAATCGCACTAATGATTGGAATGCGTTTCAAGAATTATTACTAAAACTTAGTACCCGTGAATTAACGGGCAATGCTGCAATTGAAGCTGTTAAAAAGATGGCATGGAATTTTGACAGTATTGAATGGAATAATTTTGTTGCACCTGTATTACGTAGAGACCTTCGTGCTGGGATAAGTGATAAAACAATCAACAAGATTTGTAAAGGCACTGAGTATGAAATTCCAATATTTGGTTGCCAACTAGCAACGACAAGTGAAGATCGTCCTGAAATGCAAGGCATAAAACGTCTTGAACCTAAACTTGACGGTGTGCGTGTTTTGATGGTTGTAACACCCAATAATATAGGTAGTGCAGTTGTATCAAGTTTAAGTCGTAACGGAAAAGAATTTGACAACTTTACTTTGATTGAAGATCAAATTGCTGATAATTTTAAAAGTATTGTTGATACCAATAAACGAACATTGAAGCAAGGCTTTGTATTAGACGGAGAAATTATTAGTAGTTCTTTCCAAGAATTAATGAAACAAGCACGTAGAAAAAAAGATGTTAATTCTGATGATAGCGTTTTTAATATTTTTGATATAATTCCCATTGATGAATTCTATCGTGGCACATATGAAGAACCATTAAGTAAACGTCTTAAGATATTAGAGAAGATGCGTCCAGTAGTTGATACTATGCCCAATGTTGAATTTTTAACAAGCATTAAAGTTAATTTAGATACCGCTGCTGGTAAGAATCAATTAGAACGCTATGCCAAAGATAATGTAGCACAAGGCTTTGAAGGTATTATGATTAAGGACCTTGATGCGTATTACGAATGTAAACGTAATACATCTTGGATGAAATGGAAACCTACACTTACTGTAGACTTGGAGGTAGTTGATGTTCAAGAGGGTACTGGAAAAAACAAAGGACGACTTGGTGCTCTTGTTTGCGCCGGTCACGACCAGGGGGTCGATATATCAGTCAATGTTGGCAGTGGGTTTACTGATGCTGCTAGAAATGATTATTGGGATAACTGCGATAGCATCATTGGTCGTACTGCTGAAGTCTTATGTGATTCAGTAACAAAAAATAAAGACGGTACATATAGTTTACGATTTCCCCGATTTGTTCGCTTTCGTGATGATAAAAGTGCTATAATGATTGAAGAAGAAATTGAAGAGGTTAGTGAGGTTGAAGAAATTGAGGAGACCTCAGGTGAATGATCTTCTGCAAGAATTTATGGTTGAAGCTGGATTTGCTAGAAGATTTATTCATCCAGCAAATCCAGACGGTAAACATATTTCAGTTGATCCTGAAATTAAAAAGAAGGCACATAAATTTTCTGAATTAATTATCAACGAATGCAAAAAATTTGTAGATGAAAAGTCTAGTGAAAAATTAACAAAACATTTTGGAGTAAAATAATGGCATTACTTGCAGTAGGTGATAAGGTAGAAAAGATTAGCGGTTACAAATGGCCCGGTATTGTTGTATCAGTATTTGATACACTTGAAGGTCAACGCAGAGTGGTTGTAGAATGCACTACACCAGAAGTAGCAGGCGCATTACATATCTATAACGAAGGTCAATTAAGAATTTCTTTGGAGTAAATCATGGTATCAGTAGTTAAAAGTGAATGGCATCAAGTAGAAAAACGTTATGGCATTGTTATTGATGCCGATATGTTGACTGAAATTTATCCTGAATTGGATGAAGATGAGATAGCAGCAAAACTTGCTCAACTAGAATCCGGTAAGGAAGATGTTGAGGAAGTACTCAATGAAGCATGGAACAACGATGTGGATATTGAATGGGACTATCTCAATGAAGATGATTGGTGGACTGACCGTAAGGGTGGATATGAAATTACCTATACTGTAGAAGAATGGAAAGTACATGAAGATTATGTATCACCCATCACTCACAAGTGTACACATTGTAAGTGGACTGGTTCACAGTATGATGCTCAATGGGCTTGGGTAGATAAAGACGGCAAAGAGTTAGATGAAGCAGTTAAGATTTGCCCCATGTGTGATAGTAGTCTTGATCTAACAGAAGTGGGAGTTGAAGAAGCCGCAAAGGATGCTGCCAATAAAGCTAAGTGGGCTAAGATAGAGGATAAAGAAGAATTATCAGAAGAATCTGATAAACATGAAGAACAAGTTGCGGCTAAGTGGCCCTTTGAAGAAGAATTAGATAAAGAAATGGAAGAAGAATTAAAAGGTATTGAAAATGCACTTGATGCATTAGATGCTGAAATGCCCGGTGATATACTTCCTAAATATCCTGCAGGTGAATATACAATACGTATCTGGGGACGTACTCGTGAAATTGGTGTAGGTAAGATTAGTAAACAACAATACGAATACTGGAGTGACGAGGATCACAATGATGACCTCTCTGATGCAATGAATGAGTCATATGATTATGACGAGAACAAAACACCCAAGAAGGCACAATTTGATGCACCTTACTACGAGTACCAAGATGTACATTCATTCTGGGGCTTTGATGAAGATGATACTCATATGACTATCACTGATGAAAGTGGTGAAGAAATATATGAGGGTACTTTAGACGGCTTTGTTAAAGAAGCACACGGAGATAATGATAGTTATTGGGAAGCAAGCGAAGAAGTAGAAGAACTATACCCGCACTACTTAGGTAAAGGTTACTTTGTAATGTGGACACAGGGTGGTAAAGGTAGCTGTATTCAAACTACTATTGACACCAATGGTGAAGAATTTGATCCTCGCAAACTAAAATACACTACATGGGATATTGAAGGTAATACAATTGTAAATCGTTTATCATATGATGGCAGTGAACTTGATGATGACGGTATGGATAGTGAACACGACAACTGGCGTGGTCAGTGGTCACAGTTTGATGTTTATCACAACAAGAAATAAGGCTTGATATGAGCAGATATAAAAGTGTATACACCGAAGTAGAAGTAGAGGTCGATCTTACAGATTTTGATACTGAGGATTTGATTGAAGAATTAGAAGACCGTGGCAAATTACCAGTCGGGGAATCATTTGACTGTAAAGCATTAGTAGAACAGATTTGGATGCGTAGACGTAACGGGCAAGACTATCAAAACCTCTTGGATAATTTAATTTATCAAGTTACTGGTCACATAGTATGACACATCCTTTAGTAGGTAAATCATATACCTTTGAAGATGGGAATAGGATGGAGATAGTCCAAGTAAGAGAACAGGATGAACTACGCGGTGGTGCTAGTGTTACTTACTTGGCTTATCAAGGTCCTGGCATTCCACAAAAATTAATACTAAATTTAGAACAATTTATTGATATCTACGGTCAATTATTTCAATGACTATTTAGGTGGTCTATTACAGACTAAATAACTAATGCTTAAAAGAATATTCAGTTTTTCCAACCTCACCTTATTAGTAGCATTAACTCTTAGCACTATCGCCGCATGGTATAGTATTATTGGTTTAACTACTATCTTTGCCGGAGCAGTAGTTCCAGTTATCATTATGGGTTCAGCACTTGAACTTGCTAAGATTACTACAACTGTTTGGTTGCGTAAGTATTGGCATCGTGCTGGATGGTTAATCAAACTCTACTTAGTGCCAGCTGTAATGGCTATAGCATTGATTACAAGTATGGGTATCTTTGGCTTTTTAAGTAAAGCACACATGGACCAGGGTGTTACATCGGGTGATGTACAAGCTAAGATAGCAATATATGATGAAAAAATTAAAACCGAAAAAGAGAATATTGAAGCAAACCGTAAGGCACTTAAACAGATGGATGAGGGAGTGGACCAAGTATTGGGCCGCTCA